AAATGACCTGTACCAACGAAGTGGAGATCCCACAAACCATATTCGAGCTCATTGGCGAATATGAAGGCTCGCGTTTAGACGGAGTGGACAGTCTTAGGTCCCTCGTCCTATCGACCCGTAAGGGTTACGCGATGCGCAGCAATCAACGAATGAACCTAGCTATGACCGAGACTAAGTTCCGCAAGCACGCACAAGGAGACATTGACTCCGGGTTAATGCGTCACTCAGATTACAAGAAGTACTGTGGAGGTTTAACGTTGACTGATGTACAACACGCATCTTTGTATGAGTTGCTGTTGCAATCAAAGTCAAACATTGATCAGATGCCCGATATCATCTTATTCGAAGGCGTTGAGTACCGCTTTCTACCGACTTTCGAGCCGTTTTCAGTGATTGACCGGACTATTACACCAGTTTCCGAGTACATTATGCTCCTGGCTACGGATGGCCGGTTCAGACTTAACCCTTGGACTAGTCATTACCTCATCAGGCAAGTTGGTGATGAAAGGGTCCTCAACGGGTCCGGAGAAAAGACAGTGGTGCGCAATCACCGGAGGGTGATCCTCAACCTGAAAGCCTATTGGTTTGCTGTCTTAATCTCAGGCGCGTTACCAAATGCTTTGGCCCAGAGCATTGGGGACAAACTGATCTCAAGACATACCAAACTATTCGGTTTGTTGGCGGATCATCTGTTAAGTTTCATAGACAGAGTAGGAAGATTGGTTACGTACTTGCTGGCTTCGGTCAGCTTCGAATGGTACGTGGGCATGTCTGATGAAGCGAAAGCAGCGGGTGAGCTGATCCTCGTGGGATTGACAGTCTTGTGGTTGTATCGTAGAAGTACGTTCGAGCACACTCTAGTAGTCCCTAAGGTGAAGCAAGCCGATAGGTTTTTAGGACAGCTGTTGGGAGAAAAAGGCATGGAGTATCGCGTCCGCGTTAACGGTCGTGAGTTCGTGCTTTCAGCTGATGAAGAAATCTACCTCCATCAAGATGAGATGGCCATGCCGAATTCGGAATATTTTCCGTGTAGGGCGCAACCTATTGGGGCTATATTGATCACGACTGACGATAAGGACGTTCAGGTGTTTGGGGTGTTTTGGCGGTTAGACGATTATCTCGTGACTGCCCGACATTGCAGCAACACTCTGTACATTGCAACGTCTAAGGTCTATTTGGCTACGATTAAACCAACCAAGAAAGGGAACTTTGAGATCGACAGGTCCAACATGTTCCGCGCTGACGATAAATTCTTCTCACCGGAGAACAACGTTATTGCCTCTTTCGACGTGGACGCGTTCGCTACGGAGTTGACACCGGCTCAGTGGTCATCCGTTAGGCTGATGAAAGCCGCTACTCGGATGCGGTCGCGTTATGAGTTGCAAGTTCAGAGCCACGGGTTCACACCTGACGGTCTTTTGGTAGCAGCATCTGGTAAAACTTTGCCAGATTCAGGATATGAGAACCTGCATCACACGGCTAGCACTCAGAAGGGTTTTTCCGGCTCAATCTTGACTTGTGGAGGAAGCGTGGTAGGCATGCACGTAAGCGCTGCTGGAGATCACAATGTAGCAATCCGAAGGGAATACATAGAGTACCTTATCGATAAAGGCACAGGCCTTGAATCAAACTCGAAAAACCGGAAGAAGTACACCTACGCCGACGCCTCCTACAAGGAGGCTTACCGCCAAAACAAATGGCGCGGCGGTGTCGCAGACCTTAAACAGATGAGAGATGGCAAGTTTGCTATCGTTCTGGATAACGGGGAAGCGACTTTTGGGTGGGACATTAAGGGTTTAGTAGAGTGTTTCGGATTGACTGGTGATTCCCGGCGGGATGAAGATTATTTCGAGGACATGATTATGG